CGTGGCTCCCACCCAACCAACTACAGGAACAGAACTATCGGTGTGCACATGAGGTGTAAACCGTGCGATGTCTACGGTGTTCTCCAGCACTATGATCGGGCAACGCACGAACGACTTGATGCGGTCAGCAAGGTAGTGCGTAGAGACGGTAACCACATTGCTGGACGCTAGTACCTTCTTGTAATGATCTCGGTTCTCTCTTGGGTTTGTCTTTGGATGCGACGACAAGAATGCATCATTGGCTGGGTCAAGCCCCCAGTACCAATCGTCTAGATCGTTGATGATGATCTGTCCAATGGAGCGAGCCTTGTGTACATGGTCAGCAAGAGAATCATGCATGAGCCGTTGCATGACAAGGATGTCAATTGGGATCAACTCATCGTTTGTGTTTCGGATGCAAAAGTGATCTCGGTTCCATGTGAGCACCCCAATAGCCACGTCCTGTTCTTGATGCTCTAACCACTCAACATACTGACCTAGCCGTGCCCAACCTGAACCACCCCAGTGTGTAAGCCCATCGGATGATTTTTGTGCTGGTATGAAGTCACCACTAGCGAAACCTACCGTCACTTCTTCTCCACCATTTCAACGGTAATGCTGGTGTGTCTTTCAGGGTTAGTGCATGTTGGTGGCACCGATGGCTTTACATAGACAGTGATGACCTTCCCGCATTGTGGGCATTCGTAGTGGCGCTTCTCGCTCATTGTGGTGCCACCTTCCATGGACGCCACTCAGCGAGGAATGCTTGGATGTCACGGATGTCCCAAATGGGTGTGGATGCCAAGTTTGCGATTGGTTGCGGGAACTTCTTTTGCTTACGCAGTGCGTGAATGCGTTGTTTACTTACTCCCAAGATCACAGCGATCTCGCTGGTTCCTGCTAGGTGTTCGGGTTGTAGTTGATTTGTCATGTGTACATCCTACTTGTTCGTGTACGTTATGTCTAGAGGCTCCAGTGTTCCAGTCCACCGTTTTCATACAGGTACTTGGCTACTGACAGGTTGCAATCCACATTGAATAGTCCCTTGATGTCTGTTCCGCATATGTTCCTTGTGACGGTCTTCCAACTGCTGTTGACCTGTACAAGACCCAAGTCTTGTGAGCCATTGCGGTTGAGTGTGCGGTTCCAAGCACGCTCATTGCACCGTGACTCACGCCATGAAATATACGAAAACGCAACGACTGGTAAGCCGTATTCACGGAACTTGGCTTCCCATTGTGGGCATCGCTTTGTCTTATCTTTCGGTATTCCTTTTGGAATTGCCTGTTGTTCAGGCAATACTTCCTTTGCATTTACTACCTCAAGTGCTACTGCCGTAACAAATGGGGTTAATTGAACTGTTGTTACTTCGGACTGTTGATTACTTGGAGCCAGTCCCACCAACAACGATGTGATTGATGTGAACACGAGTCCAACGATAACTAACGAGCGATCTAACAATATTCTTCTCCTTGATAGGCGGATAAAGCAAAACGCCCACAGGATTCTGTGAAGAACTCTATGGGCGTTACCCTTCTAGTTTACAGGTGTTAAGGCTGAATCAACCTAAACTTAAGCATCTCTAAATCAATCAGTTCTGCCCCCATCTTAGGAATCTCCTGAATGTTTATTTCATTAATCTCTTTTGACTCAGCCTCTACACACTCTGTACACCTACAGCCTTGGCGATAGCGTATCCATGTACCGTGTGCACGAAGTACACTCGCTTTAGGATGTTCAACAGTAAGCGCTGTGCGTTCTTGCGGTGTGAGTCCGCCCCACAATCCCCACTTCTCTTCTAAGCCATCATCTAAACATTCTTTCCAGACTGGGCATTGTCTGCATACGGCTCTAGAGATTGTGTAGTAATTCTCTGGCACGTCTGTGTCTAGTGGTGGGTACCACAAGTCAATATGTCGGTCTTTGCAGAGTGATTGACTACGCCAATCATCTGCGAACTGAGGCAATTAAAACTCTTCCGTTGGGATCTCATCGTGAACACGCTTGTCACGAATCGGACGGATCGTTGATTCAATTGCTGTGTAGATCGCTGTGCTCATGCGTTCTACTTGCTCGTTCATCTTTTCAATCTGTGCAAGTAGTGCTACTACCTCACCTGATAGTCGTTTGTTTTCCACTGCAAGATTGATGATGTCTTCCCAATTGTCCAGCAAAATCTCTGCCATTGATAACTCAGCCCTAGCAGAGAACTCTTCTAAAGTTGTAGCCGTTTCTTCTTTAACGATTTGTGGAATCATGCCGAGCGCTTTAGACAAGCGCCTGCGCTCATTCTCTAACTCTTGTGCCATCGTCCAATGATTTGGCTCACGCTTTGGGTACCATTCGTTAAAGTACATATGACCATTAGGCATTGTGGTACCCCTCTTCACGAACTACACAGTCCCAACCACATGCGATGTAGCCAGCACTGTCTGCCCAGTGGTCACGCTTCTCAGGCGACCATGAGATACGAGAGATCTTGAGCAAGGTCATCATGACAGCAACATCATGTGGCTTGAGTTGTGTTGACTCTCGTTTGTCTACAACACGGCGAAGGTATGTTGACCACATCTCTGCCGTGGTAGCGAAGTCATCAATCGGATCGCCGTATGAATCGTTACGGTCTCCGTTAACAAGCGATTCCGCTTCTGCAAGAATGTCTGTGCGGTTATTGAATAGTGGTGGTCTCATAGGTATTCCTCGTTGGTTAGGTGATTGATAACTTGGGCAAAACTGCGTAGGTTGTTTACACGAAGTAGTTCTGTGTAATTACTGTTCCATGGCTGTGTGCGAAGAAGCACTGTGGCTCCTGCTTGTTGCATGTCCAGTGCGTAGTCCACGTTGTCTTCAATTGCGATGGACTTCCCACCGATCTCTCTTATGACATCGCCTTTACTGGTTGTAGGAAACCATAGGTGATCGGGAGTTAACTTGTGATCGTCTAGCCAACGCCGTGTTTGGTGCTGTGCTTCTGGTGGTCTAAAAGTAACGACATGAAGTGTCAGTTTTAAATCTCTGATTACCTGCCATGCGTAATCTGCGTGGTACTCGGGGAGCATGGTGGCATACAAGCCGTGGTTGACCGTTGCATCCAAGACATGGGCGTCAAACTCTGTGCGGGTCATTCCCCAGTCTTCGTAGAACTCCCAGCGTGTTGGGTAATCCAGGGTTTTAGGGTTTAAATGAAGGTTACGAACGCAGTATTGCTTGAAGGCATCCGCAAAGGGGTAAACAACTCCGTCAAGATCAATGACGACATCTGTGATCTTTTCCATGCTGTACCCCGAACTGCTAAAAGACAGTGAATATTAGAAGATGAATTACCCTCTTGTCAATTGTCTTCGGATAGATCCAAGATGTCAGAGTACATAGCGTTAGTTGCTTGGGCGCCCATACCGCCACCTTCAAGCATGCGACTGGCATCTCCAGCCTTTTGCCCAAACAAGCGTGACAACACACCGCTGGATCCTCGGGCTTCCATCTCTAGTCTGATGGTGTCACGGGTATCAGAGATGTTCTTGAATCGGTCAATCAGGTTAAACAAGCGATCCATCTCATGTGACAAGGCTGGGTCAAGACCTTGACCTTCTAGTTCTTCAGCGAAGCGAGCGAACATTACACGACCTACTTGCATCTCTAACAAGGCACGCATCGCAGCCTGTAACTGATCCTTTGTGCGGATCTCAATTGGGAGGTTAAACGCACATTCTGAATGTTCTTTGAAACTAGGACATCTATTGCTGAGATAGCAACTATCGCACTGGCGTAAAGGGTTCGCATTGTAACGAATTACGTTGATCTTTTCAGGGTCAATTTCTATTGAATCTCCTTCTGTATCAACGGTTTGCGAGCCAAAGGAGGTGATGGTTTCCATACCCATTACTGGTAGCAATACACGCTCACTCTCGTGCCTCTTCGTTGGGGTGTTGATAGCAATAGTTGACCCCCCAGAAACCACAGAAGTGGGGGTATGCGTTACAGGGGGGATAGCAACTATCTGCCCATCATTTGAGGTCAGGATCTCTTGCTCGTCATCGTCATTCATAGGGTCATAGCCCCCAAAAGTGTGGGTCTCCCATTGTTGCCA